TGTGATTGTGGTGAGGAAACTCATCGCATTTTATCTGCGCCAGCTTTTAGATTAGAAGGATGGTCTGGAGCGTTTCCATCAGCGCATGGAAAGTTCGAGAAAAGCCATACTGATAAGTTGAAATCTGAACGCAAAATCAACTCATAAGCAATTATGCCGAGTTGAATCTCCTACAACCGATTGACGGCAGGAAAAGGAAAAAAGTATGTTGATTGATGATGACAAAGAAGAGTTGGGTGAGTTAGAGATTGAGCAGCAGAAGATCGAGCAAAAGCCTGAGCTTCCTGAGAAATACAGGGAAAAAAGTTTAGACGAGATTGTGCGGATGCACCAAGAGGCTGAAAAGCTAATTGGAAAGCAAGCACAGGAAGTAGGCGAGGTCAGAAAGTTAGCCGATGAACTTATCAAACAGAACCTTGGTTCACGACAACAGACTAAACAGGAAGAGCCTGAAATAGATTTCTTTGAGAATCCACAGAAGGCAGTTCAGAGGACAGTTGATAATCACCCTGATGTCCAAGCGGCTAGACAAGCTACACTTGAGATGCGAAGGGCACAAGTTCAACAAAGGTTAGCGCAAGAACATCCCGACTTTGGTGAAATAGCCAAAGAACAGGACTTTGCGAATTGGGTGAAGTCTAGCCCTGTTCGTTTAAGAATCTTTGAGCAAGCCGATGCTGGATATGATTTTGACTCAGCTAATGAATTGTTATCTACTTATAAACAGTTACGTTCTGTTAAACAGAAGCAAACAAGTGATGATGGTGAGGCAACTCGCAAGCAAAACTTGAGAGCAGTAGGTGTTGATGTAGGTGGTTCTGGTGAATCATCAAAGAAGGTATATCGAAGGGCTGACCTTATTCGGCTGAAAATGCAAGACCCGAATCGATACGATGCTTTAAGTGATGAAATCATGGCAGCATATGCAGAGAAACGGGTTCGTTAAAATTTGTTTTAGGAGATTTAATCATGGCATATCCAACACCAGCGGTAACAGTAACCACCGCAAACACGTTCATTCCAGAAATCTGGTCTGATGAAATCGTAGCCGCCTACAAGAAAAATCTTGTTCTGGCTAACATCGTTATGAAGATGAACTTTAAGGGCAAGAAAGGTGACACCATTCACATTCCCGCCCCTACTCGTGGTTCTGCTTCAGCTAAAGCGGCATCTACTGCCGTTACTTTGATTGCCGATACTGAGACTGAAGTTCAAGTCTTGATTAACAAGCACTATGAATATTCACGTTTCATTGAGGACATCGTTGAAGCACAAGCCTTGAACAGCTTGCGCCAGTTCTACACTGCTGATGCGGGCTATGCGCTTGCCAAGCAAGTAGACACTGATTTGATCCAATTGGGTCGTGCATTCAATGGTGCTACTGTCGGTACTAACGACTACGCAACAAGTAATACAACCACCAAAGCCTTTATTGGCGGTGATGGTACTACTGCTTACAACAGCACATCTTCAAATGCTTCTGCTTTGACTGATGCCGCTATTCGTAGAACTATTCAGCGTTTGGATGATAACGACACTCCTATGGATGGTCGCTTCTTTGTTATTCCTCCCTCAAGCCGCAATACGTTGATGGGTCTTTCCCGTTACACAGAACAGGCTTTTGTGGGAAATGGCAATGTCATCCGTACTGGTGAAATTGGTAATCTGTATGGTATTCCTGTGTTCACATCTAGCAATGCTGATACTGGATATGGCAATACTCAAACAGATCGTATCTGCTTGATGGGTCACAAGGACTCTATGGTTCTGGTTGAGCAAGTTGGTGTCCGTTCACAGACTCAGTACAAACAAGAGTACCTCGCTACTCTGTTTACATCTGACACTCTGTATGGCGTGAAAGCCATGCGTACAGCCGCTACAACTGGTGCAGCTTTGTCTTCTAGCGCATATGCGTTAGCAGTTCCAGCCTAATAGTTGCCTTTTCCCCTCGCCTTAATCGGTGGGGGGATTTTTTACATCAAGGAGATTTATTATGGCAGCAGCAACAGCAGTAACAACCCGTAGGGGTACTGACCAGTTCCGTGGTCTTTTTTCGGATACTTGGTCTGTAGTAGCAACACTTAACGCATCATCTTTAGCTGATGGTGCGGGTGAGACAAACACCATTGCCGTACCTGGCGTAAAGCTAGGCGATATTGTGATGAATGTAAGTATGGGCGTTGATGTCTCTGGCATTAGCGTTACACCTTATGTTTCAGCAGCAGATGTTGTCTCTATTCGTTTCCAAAACGAATCAGGCGGTACTTTGGACTTAGCAAGCACCACAGTTCGGTGCATTGTGGTTCGTACTGTTTAATAAAAGGGGGTTAATTCCCCCCTTTTTTTGGAGTTTTTATGGCTACTTTTAGATGTTTACAGTCTGGTACTGAAGTCACTTTTACCTATCAGCATGATATTGATAGCATGAAAGATCATCAAGGATATGTTCTTGTTGAGGAAACTCCAAAGGAAGACAAACCCAAATTGGGAAGACCAAAAAAAGAGGTTTCAAATGTCAGAGATTGATCCACGAGAATTTGGCAAGTTGGAAGCACAAGTAGAAGCCTTACAACATGAAGTTCATGCCATGCGTGATGACATTAAAGTTCTTTTAGAAATGGCAAACAAATCTAAAGGTGGCTTCTTTGTTGGAATGGCTATTGCATCTATTGTTGGCGGCTTTATTTCCTTTATTGCTACAAAGGTAATGAAATGAACTTACTTACTGGCGTAGTGTGTCCTATAGCGACACAAGATATATCGGTAAATCTGAAGAACCGAAACAATGCTTTTAAGAAATTTGGATATGGCCCACCTAATCCAAATGAACCAAATGATGCTTTTTGGCTAACAAAAGCCAAGATGTACAACGCTCCTACAGAAGAAATCAAGGGTATGCGTTGTGGAAACTGCGCTGCTTTTATCCAAACTCCTAAAATGATGGAGTGTATTTCTGTTGGTTTAGAAAAAGATGAAGGTAAAGGAGAGCTATCCTATGACCAAAATTTTATTAAAGCCGCTGATCTTGGCTATTGCGACTTATTTCAATTCACTTGTGCTGCCGCCCGTACTTGTGATGCGTGGAAAGCTGGCGGGCCTATTACGAAGGAAAAACCATGAAAATGACAAAGCCCAAAGAGACTAAGAAACCAAAGACTATGCCTTTGGCTATTATGATTGCTGTTGGAAAGCCTAAGATGCGTCCAATGCCTGAGCGTGGTGGTCGTACCGCTACAAACATGATGAAGAAATCTGGGAGAAGCAAATGAAGAAATCCTCAGCCGCCAAAAAAGTTGGCAAAGTTATGCACGAATACAAGACTGGTATGCTTCATACTGGCTCTAAAAAAGGCCCAACTGTCACTTCTCGTAAACAGGCGATTGCCATTGCTTTATCTGAAGCTGGCATGAGCAAGCCAATGAGGAAAAAGAAATGAAACAAGGTCTTTACGCTAACATCAATGCCAAGCAAGAACGCATCAAAGCTGGTTCTAAGGAAAAGATGCGTAAAGTTGGCTCTAAAGGTGCTCCTACTGAGGCGGCATTTAAGGCTGCGGCTAAGACCGCAAAGAAGAAATGAAATCTCCTGTTTGGCAAACAAAAGAAGGAAAAAACCCCAAGGGGGGCTTGAATGCCAAAGGAAGAGCATCGTATAATGCAGAAACAGGTGGCAATTTAAAACCACCAGTTAAGTCGGGAGATAACCCTCGTAGGGCATCCTTTTTAGCACGCATGGGCAATATGCCAGGAGCTGAGATGAAAGATGGAAAGCCTACCCGACTTTTACTTTCTCTTAGAGCTTGGGGCGCAACGTCCAAGGAAGACGCTAAAGCTAAGTCTAAAGCGATCTCTAAGAGGAATAGTAAATGAGGCCAGTTTCTGTCGGTAAGAATCTAACTGCTAATACGGCTACTACGCTGTATACAGTTCCTACTGGCTATTACGCTAAATGTTTACTCTTGCACGTTTGCAATACTTCTCCTAGCAAGCATATTTCTTTTAATTGGTATGACGCAAGCACTGCTACAACAATTGTAGTTGTGAGTGAGCAAGTTTTATCTGCCAGAACAACACTAACACTTTTCTCAAATGGGCAATATTTTGTCATGGAAGAGGGTGATTACATAAGTGCCACTTCTGAAGCGGGAGCAACAATGTCTGTACTTGCAACATTTGAAATTGAAGGGTCACAGAGAACATGACTTACTTAGAACTTGTTAACGATGTGTTAGTACGATTACGTCAAAGTACAGTATCTACTGTAGGTGAAACAACCTATTCTTCTTTGATTGGAAAGTTTGTCAATGATGCCAAACGTCAAATTGAGGATGCCTACAATTGGAATGTGTTATCAACAACAATTACGATAACTACTTCTGCAAATACACACTCATATTCACTAACTGGTGCTGGTCAAAAGTTCCAATTAAATGATGCTATTAACAAAACAAGTGTTATTGGATTAAAAAATATATCTTTTGTAGATATGAACCGAAAGTTGAACTTTCAGACACCTGCTACTAGCATACCATCTGAGTTTACTTTTAGTGGTGTAGATTCTAATGGAGATACAAAAGTAGAGTTATTTCCAGTTCCAAATGGTGTCTATACAGTCATATTTCAATTGAATGTTCCTCAATCTGTAATGTCTTCTGACAGCACTTCAGTCAAAGTTTTAGATTACTTGGTTGCTCAAAGTGCCTATGCTCGTGCTTTGCTTGAGCGTGGTGAAGATGGTGGAACAAACTCTTCTGAGGCTTATGCTTTATTTAGAGGAATGTTATCTGATGCTATTGCATTGGAAAGCACTCGTTACATTGAAGATAACTTTGTGGCAATGTAATGGCAGCACAACTTCAAAGTTACAGTCTATCAGCACCAGGCTTTTATGGCCTGAATACTGAAGATTCTCCTCTTAGTTTAGAGGCAGGTTTTGCTTTGGTTGCAACTAATTGCATCTTGGATCAGTATGGTCGTATTGGTGCTAGAAAAGGTTGGTCAAGGGTTAACTCATCATCTGGTGCTTTGGGTGCTAATGATGTTGGCGTAATCCATGAATTAGTCCAAAGTGATGGGACTCTTACAATTCTGTTTGCTGGCAATAACAAGATATTTAAACTTGGCACTTCTAATGCAGTGACTGAGTTGACCTATGGTGGGGGAGGAACAGCCCCTACTATTACTGCTGATAATTGGCAATGTGCAACTCTTAATGGAATTGCATACTTCTTTCAAACAGGACATGATCCTTTAATTTATGACCCCGCTATAAGTACAACTACTTATCGCAGAATCTCAGAGAAGTCAGGTTATGTAGCGACTGTTCCCCAAGCTAATATCTGCTTATCAGCATTTGGCAGATTGTGGGTGGCTAACACTTCTACAGACAAAGTAACTATTACCTTCTCTGATCTGATTGCAGGTCATGTATGGGGTGGAGGCACTTCAGGCTCACTAGATGTATCCCGTGTATGGCCTAATGGTGCTGATGAGATCATGGGTTTAGCAGCGCATAATGATTTCTTGTTTATCTTTGGTAAACGACAGATTCTTGTTTATTCTGGTGCTTCTACACCCGCATCTATAGTTCTGAGCGACACAATTGGCTCTATTGGATGTATTGCAAGAGATACTATTCAAAGCGTTGGCTCTGATGTAATTTTCTTGTCTGATTCAGGTGTTCGTTCACTAATGAGGACTATTCAAGAGAAGTCTGCTCCTTTGCGGGACTTATCTAAGAATGTTCGTTTTGATCTAAATTCATCATTAGCGGGTGAGACATTGGCTAATCTAAAGTCTGTTTACTCAGAAAAAGAAGCCTTTTACTTACTTGTTTTACCTGCAACATTTCAAGTTTATTGCTTTGATACTAAACAGTCTTTGCAAGATGGAGCTTCTAGGATCACCAAGTGGGATTCTATTGCACCAACTGCTTTGCGTTCACTGCGTAATGGTGATTTGTATATTGGTAAAAATGGGTATATTGGTAAGTATGGAACTTATCTTGATGATACATCTACATATAGATTTTCATACTACACAAACAATGCTGACTTAGGCAATCCTAACCAGATTTCTATTCTGAAGTCTGTTACTGCTATTGTGATTGGTGGATCAAATCAGTATTTGACGATCAAATGGGGTTTTGATTATTCTGGTTCTTATCAATCAGAAAACATCTATATCCCTACTCAAATAAGTTATGAGTATGGGATTGGTGAGTACAACATTGCTGAATATACAAGTGGTGTACCTATTAAAACACTTAAAGCAAATGGTTCTGGTGCAGGAAAGATTGTTCAAACTGGTTATGAAACAACGATTAACAATGCTTCATTTTCTCTGCAAAAGATTGAAATTCAAGCCAAAGATGGCAAAATAGGGTAAGAGGTAAACCATGTCAAATTACACCAAATCAACCAATTTCGCTACCAAAGATAACTTATCGCCTGGCAATCCTTTAAAGATTGTCAAAGGTGCTGAAATTGATACTGAATTTAACAACATTCAGACTGCTGTTGCGACTAAAACAGACAATGCTTCTGCCAACATTACTGGTGGTTCGATTACTGGTATTACTGATTTAGCAGTAGCTGATGGTGGCACTGGTGCTTCTACTGCCGCTGGTGGACTGAATAATCTTTTGCCTAGCCAAACTGGTAACGCAAATAAGTATCTCCAAACTGATGGCACTAATGCTTCATGGGATGCAGTAAGCCTATCTACTTCTGATATTACAGGCACTTTGCCTGTTGCAAATGGTGGTACTGGTGTAACCACATCTACTGGTACAGGCAATGTAGTGTTGTCAAACTCGCCAACACTGGTGACTCCCGCATTGGGAACTCCAGCTTCTGGCGTGGCAACTAATTTAACTGGTTTGCCGATCTCATCTGGTGTTTCAGGTCTTGGTACTGGTGTTGCTACATTCTTAGCAACTCCATCAAGTGCTAATCTTGCTTCTGCCGTAACAGATGAAACTGGCTCTGGTGCTTTGGTGTTTGCTACAAGCCCTACTCTAGTGACTCCAGTTCTAGGAACACCCGCTAGTGGCACTTTAACCAATGCTACTGGTCTACCTATCAGCACAGGGGTTTCTGGTCTTGGAACAGGCGTAGCGACCTTCTTGGGTACTCCTTCTAGTGCCAACTTACTTGCGGCTGTTTCTGATGAGACAGGTACAGGTTCTTTGGTCTTTGCTACAAGTCCAACATTAGTTACTCCCGCATTAGGCACTCCTTCAGCTTTGATTGGAACAAACATTACAGGTACTGCTTCTGGTTTAACAGCGGGAAATGTAACGACAAATGCTAATCTTACTGGTGCTATTACTTCTACTGGTAATGCTACATCTCTTGGTTCTTTTAGCTCTGCTAATCTTTTAGCGGCTTTGACTGATGAAACTGGAACTGGTGCAAACGTATTTGCTACTTCACCTACTTTAGTTACTCCTATTCTTGGTACACCTACTAGCGCAACTTTAACTAATGCAACTGGTTTGCCTCTGACTACTGGTGTGACAGGTCAACTTCCCGTTGCTAATGGTGGTACAGGAACAGCAACGCCTAGCATTGTTGCAGGATCAAACATAACTGTTACAGGAACTTGGCCTAACCAAACCATTGCGGCATCTGCTGGCGGTTCTGGAACTGTCACCAGTGTTGCGGCTACAGTCCCAAGTGTTTTTAGTGTCTCAGGCTCACCAATTACCACATCTGGCACATTGGCCTTGACCTACTCAGGCACTGCTTTGCCAGTAGCTAATGGTGATACTGGATTAACAACAACTCCTGCCAATGGTGCTTTGGACATTGGTAATGGCACAGGCTTTACTCGCACGACATTAACAGCGGGTTCAAATATTACGATTACCAATGCATCTGGTGCAATTACGATTGCAGCTTCTGGTGGTG